GGTGGATTAAAAGCAGTTTACTTTGTAAATTGGGGTGATATGACAGGTGTAACTTATGACGTAACTAATACAGATGCTATTAGTGCAGTTACAGGTACTCCAAGTGCATATAAATATGAATTGAAAGGTAATAGTTCATTCGAACAAGCAATTACTTCTTCAAGAGAAAATGGTACTACATTCTTTGAGCAAACTTTAAATTTAACTTTAAAGAAACTTTCAGTTGTAGACCACAAACAAATTAAATTATTAGCTTACGGTAGACCACAAGTTGTAGTTGAAGATTTTAATAATAACTTCTTCTTATGTGGATTAGAAAATGGAATGGATGTATCAGGTGGTACAATCGTTACGGGTGCTGCTATGGGTGATTTGTCAGGATATACTTTGACATTATCAGGACAAGAAGCAGTTCCTGCTAACTTTATAACTACTTCATTAACTACTGCAGGATTTACAATCGTAACAGGTTCATAATTGTTTGTTTTTTTGATTGGAAAGAGGGTGGCTTCGGTTGCCCTTTTTTTAAAAACATTAATATTTAAAAATAAAAAAAATGAGCGAATTAAAAACAGTTTATAATAAACTATTCAAAACAGAATTAGCTTCACAAAAAGTTGATTTGGCTTTGGTAGATGATATTGATAAATATTTGCAAAAACAAAATTCAGTATTAAAATCATCAGATGCTTCTTGGCAAGAATATCAAAACTATCTAACAAAAGCAGACGTTCCTTTTAAAAAAATGATTAATTCATATAATTTATTAAGCAATACTGTTTCTGAAGCAGATAGTTTAATTAATAAAATTAATTCTTTAAGTAAAGAACTTGGATTAAATTCTAAAGACGTAAAAGGATATTCTGCTATTTTAGGGAATTTGAACACTGCAAAAGAAATACTATCTACAATTGCAAGTTTTAAAGACCCAAGTAGTTTTCAATAATAAATTATTTGTATTTAACAAAAAATGGTAACTTTATTGCTACCCTTTTCTTTTTGTAATTCATCTAAAACTAAACGTAAATTAGTTATTTCAAGTTTAAGTTCTTGATTTTCTTTATAAAGTTCAGATTGTATTTTATATTTATAGTTATCTAAAGATTTATTTTCAATTTTTAAATCTACTATTTGTTCTATTAGTTCTTTTATTACTTTATTCATTTCAATTGTTATTATACGTTTCTTGCATTTCATTATTTAAATCATCAACTTTTTCGTTTAATTCTTGTATTTCTTTTTTAAGTTTTTGATTTTCTTTATAAAGTTCAGTATTTATTTCTAACAAATGCTTCATCTTTTTTTTAAATTCTAATTCATTCATATTAAGTTAATTTATTTAAGTTAAACACAAATTGACTACCGTCTTCAAATTTGAACAATCCGTAGTTCTTATTCTTTTCAATTAAAGTTCCTACTGAACCTTCTTTAAATTTATATTTTGTTCCTAATTCCATTTTATTTGTTTTAATGTTTAAGCAAATGTAAAAACTTTTTTCACATAAAACACAAATTAAGAAAACTTTAACATAAATAACAATAACTGCATTCATTTATTATTAAATAAAAAAAAGAATGATAATTTTAAAACAACAAGAAACTGCCCAAACTTTGAAGTTTATTCCAAGGAGTTATGGGTACGCAGAAATAGCTTCAGAATTTGAAGTTAGAGTTTTAATTGAAGATGGTACATTCGAAGCAAAGCAATGTTTAATTAATTCAGAAGATGAATTTACTGTCGTTTTAAGAAATGAAACTACTAATGAAATACAAACTATTTCAGCAGCATTTTCATTGAATAAATATTATTTAGAAACATCAATGGTTTTTGATTTATTAGAAAATACATTTTACAATCTAACAATTAAAAATTACGATGAAATAGTATATAAAGACAAAGTGTTTTGTACTAATCAAGATGTAGTTAACTATACAGTCAACAAAGATGAATATGTAGCAAACGCTACAAATAACGATTTTATAATTTATGAGTAATATATCAATTGTGAACTTATCGGCTTACACAAGTCCTGTAATTCAAGAAAACAAGAAGTCAGACTATATTGAGTATGGTGTAGATAATAACTACTTTCAATACTTAATTGATAGATATCTATATTCAGCAACTAACAATGCTATCATTACGGGTGTAACCAATATGATTTACGGAAAAGGTATTGATGCATTAGACTCTAACAAAAAGCCAAATGAATACGCTCAAATGCGTAGTATTATTAAAGGCGATATGTTAAAGCGAGTAGCTATGGAGCGTAAAATGCTTGGAATGGGTGCTATGCAAGTTGTAATGGAAAAAGGTCAAGTTAAATCTATTGACCACTTCCCAATGAATACATTAAGAGCTGAAAAGTGCAATGACAAAGGAGAAATTGAAGCTTGGTACTATTACCCTGATTGGACTAAAAAGAAGCCTTCTGAACAAGCTAAAAGAATTCCTGCGTTTGGATTCGGGAATGGTAATGAAGTTGAAATGTATGTGGTACATCCTTATGTTAGTGGATTTCATTATTACACACCTATTGATTATTCAGGTGCTTTACCTTATGCTAAATTAGAAGAAGAAATTAGTGATTACTTGATTAATGACGTTCAAAACGGATTTTCAGGTACTAAAGTAATTAACTTTAACAATGGTGTACCTACTGAAGAAATGCGTGATAAAATCAAACGTGATGTATTAGGTAAACTAACAGGTTCAAGAGGTGAAAAAGTAATTGTAGCTTTCAATGCTAATGCAGAAAGTAAAACTACAGTTGAAGATATTCCTTTGAATGATGCACCTGCTCACTATGAGTATTTAAGTACAGAATGTTTTGAAAAGTTAATTGTAGGACACAGAGTTACAAGTCCTATGTTATTAGGAATTAGAGATACAGGTGGTGGATTAGGTAACAATGCAGATGAAATTAAAACTGCTACTTTATTATTTGACAACATTGTAATCAAACCTTACCAACTTGAATTGATTAATGCTATTGATGAAATTTTAGCAGTTAATGATATTAGCTTAAAATTATACTTCAAGACTATTCAACCTTTAGAATTTGTAGATGTATCAGGAATGAATGCTGAAACTGCTGAAGAAGAAACAGGGGTTAAAATGTCAGCACATACTAATCCAAGTGTAGCTGATTTGTTAATTGATAAAGGCGAAGAACTTGGTAAAGAATGGGTTTTAATTGATGAAAGCGAAGTTGATTTAGATTCTGAAGAAGAATTAGATTCTGAAATTGAATCGTTAAACAATCCTAAAAAGAAAGAATTGTCTTTAATTCAAAAATTTGCAACTGCTATTACAGGCAGACCAAATGCAAATAGTTCACAAGACGAAAATGTAGATGGAATTAGATTTATTACAAGATATAAATATTCAGGTGCTAAATCAGGTGAAAGAGAATTTTGCAATAAGATGTTAAAAGCTGATAAGTTATACAGAAAAGAAGACATTGAAAATACTAATTCTAATTTCGTAAATGCAGGACAAGGACACAAAGGATTGCCTTATAACTTATTCTTGTATAAAGGTGGGGTTAATTGTAAGCATAAATGGTTAAGACAAACTTATGTTTCATTTGAAAATGTAAAGATTGATGTGACTAATCCTAATGCTACACAAATTAGTACAAACAAGGCAGAAAAATATGGATATAGAGTTAGAAATCCTAAAGAGGTTGCTATGACTCCATATGATATGCCAAACAACGGACATCATCCTGATTATAAAGGTTAATAAAAAATAAATATGGCACAAGCATTATTTGTAACAAGAGAAGATATAGTAAAATTTACTGCAATGAATGGGAATGTTGATACCGACAAATTCATTCAGTTTGTAAAGATTGCTCAAGATACACACATACAAAACTATTTAGGTACAAAGTTATTTGATAAAATAAACGATGATATTGTAGCAGGTACTTTAGCAAGTCCATATACAACGCTTTTAAGCAAGTATATTAAACCAATGGTTATTCACTTTGCAATGGTAGAATATTTGCCATTTGCAGCTTATACAATAGCAAACAAAGGTGTATTTAAACATAATAGTGAGAATAGTACAAACGTTGAAAAGAACGAAATAGATTTCTTAATTGAAAAAGAAAGAGATATTGCTCAACATTACACAAATAGGTTTATAGAATATATGAGCTACAACCAAGTTTTGTTTCCTGAATACAATGCTAATTCAAACGGCGATATGTTCCCTGATTCTGAAGCTAACTTTATAGGATGGGTTATATGATAAAAGAAACTTACAAACCGAAAGAAACTAACGTAAAGAAGTTAGAATTATTTTTAAGTAAAATAAAAACAAGTAAAGATGGCAAATAGTATAGATTGGGGACAAGGAGCAAACAATAACGTAATTGGATGGGGACAAGGTGCTGCAAATAATACTATTGGTTGGGGTTCTGTTTATTCAGTAAGTTATAGTGGAGAAACGGAATTAATAGGTGATGAGATTAAAGTTATTGTAGACTTTATGGCAAGAATAGCTACAGATGGTGGAGTATTTGAAGCAAAACAATGTTTAATTAATTTAATAGAAAATATTTAATATGAGTTTATTTGAAAGTGCAAGTTTGGTAGTAACTCCAAACGGAACAAAAGCATCAAAATTATATTCAGTAAAACCTACTGATGGAAGTGGTGATATGACTGTAGTAAGAGCAACAACGGCAACAAGAGTTAATTCAAGTGGAGTAATCGAAAGTTCAGCAATTAACGTACCAAGATTAGACTATAAAGATTCAACTTGTCCAAGTTTATTAGTAGAACCACAAAGAACTAATGTATTTGTAAGAAGTGAAGAATTTGACAATGCAATTTGGATAAAAACAAATGCAACAATAACTGCAAATTCAGTAATTTCTCCTGATGGAACACAAGATGCCGATACTTATTCTGTTACTTCAACAGGAACAACTTTAGTTAATCAAAATTTAACTTTAACAACAGGTGCATTTGCAATTTCTGTTTTTGCTAAAAAAAATAACTCTAATATTATAAGAATATTTAATGCTTCATCTTCAACTTCTGCTGCTTGGTTTGACTTAAATTCAGGACAAGTTATTGGAACTGTAAATGGAGGAACTGCAAGTATTGAAAATTATGGTAATGGTTGGTATAGATGTATATATAGAGGAACTGCTGTTACATCAGGATTTTCAGGAATTGGTTTGTCTGATTCTGCAAATACTACGACAGCTACAGCAGGTTCAAGTGTATATGTTTGGGGTGCTCAAATAGAATCAGGTTCATATGCCACATCTTATATTCCAACAACTGCCGCAAGTGTAACTCGTAATGCTGATATTATTAATAAAACAGGAATTAGCAGTTTAATAGGGCAAACAGAAGGAACAATGTTTTGGTATGGTTATATTGATAAAAATAAAAGTAATTATGGATATTTCCCAAGATTAGTTGCGATAGGAGATGGAACTACAACTAATTTTTCTTGTCTTCTTTTAAATGGTTCAAATGTTTTACAGACAAGATTTCAAATATCAGCAATTGACCAAGCAACAATATCATATACTATACCTGCAAGTGGTTTTTATAAAATAGCTTTTGTTTATAAACAAAATGATTTTGCATTATATGTAAATGGAACAAGTGTAGGTACAGACACTTCAGGAAATATAATTGGATTTCCAAATTTTTATATTGGTAGAGAATTATCTGACACTACAGGTATTAACGTAACTCCTCCTTCTCAAGATTCAAAATTGATTGCACTTTGGAAAACAAGATTAACAAATACTGAATTAGCAACTTTAACAACTCTATAAAATGAACATATATAAATTACAATACAAAGATAAAGAAACCGCAGTTGCTGATTTATTGGCTAAAGGTGTTTATATTGAAACTGAAGAAGGATTTGCTTGTTCAATTGGAATCCAAGCAGTTGTTGAAATTGGTTTAATAGTTTTACAAGATGGAGTTTACGATGAAGATATGAATGAAGTATCTGCACCTGTTTATGCAGATGGATATCATTACGATGTTATGAGTGAGCAAGAAATTAAGTTTAAAAACGAAATAGTAGTTAATAATCCTAAACATACTTTTGCAGGATATTAAAAATAAAGTAATTTTTAAACAATGAAATATATCAACTATTTTTTTGCTTCATTAATTTTATTATTTGTACCTATCTACGGTTTATTAATAGCCGTAGGTAGTGCAATAATTTTAGATACTTTTACAGGTATATTTAAAAGCATTAAGTTAAACGGATTAAAATCAATAAGAAGTAGAAAATTGAGCAATGTAATTTCTAAAATGGCATTATACGAAATATGTATAATCTTTTTATTCTTAATTGACAAATTCGTTTTAAATGAGTTTATACACAAAGCTTTTGGTTTTGACTTTATGTTTACCAAGATTTGTGCTATACTATTAATCTTTGTTGAATTAGTATCTATTAAAGAAAACATTGAAGCATCATTTAAAGTTGATATTTGGCAGTTATTAAAAACCGCATTTAATAGAGCTAAAGAAATTAAAGCTGATATAAACGAAATCAAAAGATGAAACTAATTGCAGAATTTGAAGGATTTAGTGCTAAACCATATTATGCTACTGCTGAAGAAAAGCTAAAAGGTATTGTAACTATTGGTTACGGAAATACATTTTACCCTGATGGTACTAAAGTTAAAATTACAGATTCACAAATTACACAAGAAAAAGCATTATATATTTTAGACAAGTTAGTAGAGAAGTTTAGAATACAGGTTAAAAAATACGTTAAAAAAGAATTAACTAAAAACCAAGAAGATGCTTTAGTTAGTTTTGCATATAATGTAGGTATTGGTAACTTTTCAAAATCTACTTTATTAAAGTTGGTTAACATAAATCCAAATGATGCTATGATTGCTAAAGAGTTTTTAAAATGGAACAAACAAGCAGGAAAAGAACTAAAAGGTTTAACTAACAGAAGAATAAAAGAATCAGCTTTATACTTTACGAAATGAGAGTAATAGTATCTATCATATGTGGTGCACTTTTATTTAGTTGTGCTTCAAGAAAAGTTGATGTAGTTAAGCAAGAAATAAAAACCAAAACAGATTCAGTAGCTATTGTAAAAACAGATTCAGTTTCTGTTACAAGCAATAACATCCAAACAACTGAAAACTATTCAGAATTAGAAATAAAACCTTTGAATGATAGTTTACCTATTGTAATAGATGGTACAAGCTATTTTAACGTTGTTTTAAAGTACAAAAAACACAATAAGGTAATTGTAGATACATCATCTAAAAAAGTATCTAAAAACGTTTTAAAACAAGTTTCTAAATCTAAACAAGAAACTAAAAACATAAAAGAAAAGACTATAGATAAAAAAGCAAATTACTTTATTTATTTATGGCTTCTACTTATTCCAATAGGAATGTATATCTATAGACAAATTAAAATTAAACTATTTCTGTAATGGCTAAAAAACAAACTGAAGTATCT